AAAGTTAAAGTAAACACAATCGAAACATTTAATGAACTGGAGAACCTATTATGAAAATTGAAACTATTACTGTTATGGAACGTAAAAATCTTGGCAATTATGAGCATATTGAAATCTCAGCTTCTGCCAAAGTAGAAGAGGGCGACGATGCTTATAGTTCTTTGCTTACTCTTAAGACGCTAGTACATGCTGCTCTTGAAGGCAAAGCCTCTACTATGTCCTCTGTCCCTACTGCTAAAGTAGAAGAAGTGAAGCATGAAGTAATTGATGAAGTTACTGCTCCTGCAGTAAAAGAAAAGAAACCTAAAGCTAAGAAAGAGAAAGTTGTTGAGCCAATTGTAGAGCCTGTAGAAATACCAGCTCCTGTTAAGACTGTGACTTATGATTCATCTATAGCAGAACATAAGTCTATCTTTGGCGGATACCTTAATAAGAAATATGAGAACTCATGGAAGACAAGTCACCCAGCAGACGAGATCAAATCGTTTACTGCGTCCCTCAATGGCAAAGACTTTCTTGACAATGATGGCAAGATCGTCGAGTCGTTTCTTAACTTAGTGCACGGATTCTTCGGTGCTTAAGTCCAAACTCCTTCCTCATCAGGAGCAGACAGTTAGTCTGCTCCTCTCTAAAAAATGTATAGGCGACTTTAGTACCATGGGTACAGGTAAAAGTCTATCGGCACTTGCAGCTATCATACAAACTAAAGAGAAGGCAGTAATTGTCTGTCCTCCTTTTCTCGTGGAGAATTGGCTAAATGAAATCCAAAAGCATACGACTCTTAAAGGCAGTCCACACTTCCTTAAATATTCCGCTGACTCTGATATTTTCGTTGTTCCTTATACCCAGCTTGATAAGTCTGAGGATATCTTTAAAAATGTTAAATTTTTTGTCGCAGATGAGTCCCAATACCTCAAAAACTTGGAGGCAAAGCGTACACAGAGATTTCATTATTTATTCTATAAATACACACCTAAATACTTCATGTCGCTTTCAGGAACTCCTCTTAAGAATAGAATCCCAGAAGTCTATGGAATGCTACTTCTCTGGGATAAGTTTGGATTAAAGCCAGCTATTACTGAGAAGTACAAATCGTTTTATACTTTCTGTTGTCGCTTTACCAATGTCGTCCAAGGCAAGTATGGAATGTCTTACGGAGGGATGAAAAATGTTGACGAGCTTAGAACGTATATTAAGCCTAATTCCATTAAGCACGAAGCATCGGTACTGGATCTACCAGAGCTTAATGAATCTAGCGTTGTCGTATCATATAAAGACTCTCCAGAACTTCATAAAGCTTTCTCGGAATTCTCAGGGTCAAAGTTCTCAGCAGAAATTACAGTCAAAGTTGAATCGGCAGCTTCAAAAGCAGTATTTACTTCTAACTATGTTTCAGAAGCTATTGACGCAGGAGAAGGCCCGGTTGTCGTCTTTTCAGACCACAGAAAACCAATTGGAATAATGGAGCTGGAATTATCCAAGCTCAGAGTAAGGAGCATCACGGGAGAAGTACCTATGACCAAAAGAAACGAGTATGTTGATATGTTTAACAACAATCAGCTAGATGTACTTTTATGTACTTTTGGTGCCGCCTCTACGGGCATCAATCTTACTGCTAGTAATCTTATGGTACTTAATGACCTTCCCTGGGAAGTTGCTGCCCTTGAGCAGGCAAAGAAAAGATCTCACAGAATAGGTCAAAAAAGACCATGTCGTATTGTGCACGTAATTGGATCCTCAGTGGATGATCTTATATTAAAAACACTAGAAGCTAAAATGAAAGTAATCTCGGAGGTAATGCGTTGAAAAAGGGAAGACTTCAATGTAAAGATATTTCAGATGAAGCTATTTTAAGATTTCTATACAGTCATGACAATGGAGATGGATGGTGTAATTGGTTTGAACCGAAGTTTCCAAATTCTGTTATGAATGCTGTAGACTACGACATCATCAGTCCCCGGTTAATGTTAAACAAGATGAGGCAGATGATAAAGAAAGGACTAGTAGAAGGTTGCACTTGTGGATGTAGAGGGGATTTTTATCTTACCTTAAAAGGGAAAGAACATATTAAAAATATTTTGGAGGTATAGTGTGACTGAGCAAGAAATGGCAGCAGAAATGGAAAAACCAATCTATGTAGCAATGCATGGATTGAATTGGTTCTTGGTATTATCTTTGTTTGAGAGAGTGCTAGACATGGATGACGTTTTCTCTACTGAGCAAGATAGAGAAGCTTGTCGTGCAATCTTTAAAACTGTGCATAATCAAGCATTCAATAAAGAAGATAAGACTTTGGCAGACATCCTGACTATTAAGCCTAAGAAGTTAATCACTAAACCTGATCTCATTGTCTGATCCGTATGGGTCTAATATTACCTCTGTATCGTAACAATACGTGCAGAGGTATAAATTATCCCATGAGTAATGCTCTCCATTGTCCATGCCATAATCTTCCTCAGGCTCTTCATGTTTATAGGATATATCTAATGGTTCTTCATATTTTCCATAGATTATATCCAATAAAACGTCTGCCTTAGCTGGCAGGAGGTAGATCATCATTATCAATATAAGGATCGACTTCATGCCCCTCCAATTTTATTCTGTCTCTGTTGGAATGAACCCATCGGTCATAGCAAAGCTTAGTTTGATAGTTATTCACTCCTTGCTCTCTTAGACGATAAAAGAATATGGCCCTAGCGTAATTTATCTTTTCCTGAAGTTTGTAATTTGCACGTAATTGATCATCTGGGCAATCTAACCAAGAATTAAGGTAGATCACCTTCCCATTCATTTTTTAGTCTCATCGTACTGATGAAGGAACATTCCCATCATATCTACAAATGGCTCATTAGAATTTAGGTCTGGGAGGTTTAATAAGATGAGCATATAGTGAACTCTTTCATGAGCAAGACTGTGGCGGATAACATCTTCCGCTAGTTTCGTTCCGTTCATATGGGTGGCAATATGAAACTCAAGGGTCATTGGATTGCAGTTACCAAAGATCTCGGCACCTGTTTCGTGGCATCGTACTGTTCTGACGTATTTTACCTTAATAGTGTGGCCGCCGAGTTTGAATGATTTTATTCTCATACAATCTTCCTTATCCAGCGTCCCTCTTTATTCAGGATCATTGGCAATAATTTTGGTTGTCCGTCTAGGATTATTCCTACACCGATTAAAGGTCGTTTTAACTGAAGCTTATTGTAGGCAAATGCCATAGACTTATCGTCTATGAGACATCCCACTACCATCGACCAAAAGATGTCCTTTTGATTCGCAAAATACTTAATCTCAAATACGCTGTGGTGATGTCCTTGTACGCTGTTACAAGACATGGACTGGGATAGCTTTAAGCCATCCGAACTCTTGCCGTGGGTAAAGTAACAATCTCTTCCATCGGACAATGTAATTGTAAGATCCGAGTGCCATCGCCAAGTCTTCGGTGCTTCCAGAACATCCCGATAGTCCTTAAGGATATGTCGAGGTATGCCATGATGTTTCCCCCTTCTGTATGCCATACTTCCATGATTCGATTCCAAGATGTCTGCCTTAGGGAACAATTCGTACAGGGGTTTTAAGTGTTCGATAGTCTTCTCCAATTCTGAAGAAGGACTAAAAGGCAAATCTGGATCGGTATCATGGAAGGATAGGCAATGGTAATCGGCTTCGTCTCCTGTGAGTATCACTCGATCTGGATTAAAGAACTCTTTAATAGCGGAAAGGAATGGGATGGTGTCCTGATGGTAGTAAGGAGAGTGAAGGTCTGAAATGACGAGGACTCTAGAGTTTTTAGCCATACCCTAAAAGCATACTAGATCTTGGGAATTTTACCACCGAGTTTCACGATCAAAGCTTCATAAATTTTAGTTAGTCTAGTATTTCCGTCTGCTTTAGCTTGTAAATATTGCTGTGTCCAGTGTTCTATTTGTTGTTTTACTGTAAGGCAGACTTTTGGCTTCAAGGCTTTACTCTGGCTTTTAATACAAACTCTCCATCCAAAAGTTGCTTCATTATCACTTTATCAGAAAATGGATAATAGTCACAAACTTGTTTCCACTTAGACCAACAAATTCCTAGAGAGTATTTTTTGCAAACTTGTCCGCAGTAAACAAATCTATCTAAAGACTCGTCAATCCTTAACGTCCGTTCGCTTAGGGGCTTGGATAAAAGATTGGCATAAGATGCGCAACTGTAGCTCGATAAAATCAAGATTAACATCAGACCTTTCATTAAGAGGTTTGTTATATTCCTCATACCATTCCTTCTTTAACTTGATCATTTTGTCGATATATCTGGTAGCTTCCTTGGAATTCCAAAGTTTGAGACCTTGCTCTAGAATCCCAAGGATAAGCTTTACATCCATGTTACGCTTCTTCTACTTCTTTAAGTTTAGAATGGATCTTTTGGATAAGAGATACGATTTCAGCAACGTCGATATCTTTTCCTTCTTCTACGGCTTTTCCAAGATCTTTCATAGATAGGATGATGTCGTCAATCTTAGGCAAAAAAGCCACAAGATGAGCGATGTCTTGGATATCTACTTTCTTATCAGCAGAGATCTTTTTGATAAGAATAGCCACTTCTTTAAGTGAATCTGCAATAGCTTCAATTTTTTCTGTACCGAGCATATTCCCTCCTTGGGATTAAATTATTCTACTTCTTTGGCTTCTTCTTTTAAAGTACCAAACTCATAAGCTGATGCAGCCATTTGCCATTTTGACTCGTCATTGACATCCATCTTTACGATTGCGACTACTTCGTTTGTTTTTGAGTTATAAATTTGTCTTTCCCACATATTATGAAATCCCTAGTTGATGAGTTGTTGCTACTGCGCCAGCTCCACCTGTTTGTCCCACGTTAGGAACCTTAGCTACTGGTGCTATTTTGGTTAACATTGTCACAATTCCGGTTTCGATATTTACCAGTGTTGCTTGACCGCCGCCACCAGACCCTCCGCCTTCGCCTCCAAGAGTCCCGGGCTGCGAAGTTCCACCATTGCCACCATTTCCGCCAGACACGTCAATAAATGTCGAATAGGAACCAATTAAATTTTTATATGCGCAAAAGCAGTATCCACCACCGCCACCTGCTCCACCTCCGCCGCCGCCGCCACCTGCACCGGCTACGTTTGCGCCGTTACCAGCGGGACCGCCACGCGCTGACAAAATTATTCCAGAAGCAGAACTAACGTCAATTGTTCGTGCCGAAAGCCAGATAATAGCACCGCCACCGCCGCCACCGCCGCCACCACCACCGATGTTACTACCACCACCGCCACCAGACCCACCCTGGGCACCTACACCACCGTTGATATACGCACTATTTCTAAAGAAAAAATCAGCGTACCGATTATTAATTATACTATTCGCAGCCGATATTGTGGACGAAGCAGCACTTACGCCCCCCGCTGTTGTTGTACCTGCTCCTCCATTTCCAGATGAGCCGGGGTCGCCGCCCAAGTTTCCGGTGTTTCCCGTGTTGGTTACAGCATTCCCGCCGGGACTTGCCCCACTTCCACCTGCCCCGCCATTTTGACTTCCCGTGCTTCCGCCAAACCAAGCAGTATTTAACCCACCTGCGCCACCACCACCAGCTCCACTAGTTGCACTTCCTCCGGCATTTCCGTTTCTGTAAATTTTACCGCTAGTAAATGAACCCGAGGGTGTAAAAACTTCGGCAACAAATATTCGATAACCTGCCGTTTGAATATTTCCCACACCAGAAATTGTTAAATTGTTGTAATACATATCTCTGACAAGAGTTACGTTTCCCGTAATTGTAACATCACCATCAAATCCACCCCCGAAATACTCAGAGTTTTCTGCGTTAAATCTAGTAACTACAGCTTGAGTGGTCGGATATTTAGTGTTGTCAGGAGAGCTTAAGTTAGTGGCTTTGTTAGCTACGTTTTCTTTTAAAGCAAGAGCATCGAATACTGCATTTTGAGACGGAGCTACAGTAGTGACTCCATCTGTAATAGCATCTGCTACCTTGGCATCAATAGCTGTTTGAGTGGCAGTAGATACAGGCAAAGTCCCAATAGTTATCTTTTTATTTGTAGTTCCTACGGAATCTACTATAGGCAAAGTATCCGCATTTACTGGGGTTGCTTTTGAGGGTAATGCACTAATTTTGGTATCGGCCATATAAGTAATTCCTTTATTCTAATATAATTTTATCGCCAGATTCTAGCAATAGGTAGCTACCATCTTCCATTAACAAAAAATTACCGGCTGGCCCTGATGGCCCATAGTCAATAATATATGTAGCATTGTTTTTTGTCTTCTTTACTATGTTAATAGTATTCCCTGCAGTAATCAAAGAGCTGATTACTCCGCATACTTTTTCAGGATCTCCCACAATAGTAAGAATACTCATGAGTAAGCCACCACATAATGAGAGGCAGAGAACGTAGGAATTATTAGATCTATGGTAGCTCCTCCTGATACTAGAGCAGTTAGGTCGGCAGCTAGTTTATCGGGATCTCCTGCAATAACTACAAAAGTCTGAGAAGCTACTGTGGTATCTTCAATAACAAGAAATTTCCCTGCCGAGGTTGTCTTTTCTACAATGCTAACTCCAGAAGATAAGGCAGCTAATGCTGTAGCTAAAGTATTAGGATCTGCTTGTATTACAGTGCAAGTTTGAGCCATTATTTTTTCCTTTTCTTAGATCTTCCTGCAACGGATAATGCAATGGCAATTGCTTGCTTTTGCTTTTTTCCTTCACTCATAAGTGTAGATATATTTTGGCTAACTGTCTTGTCAGATTTACCTTTTTTGAGTGGCATTATTTCTTCCCCTTAGCTTGCATTTTTCTAATATACTCTTGATACCTTGGATCTGGAATAGATCTTTCGTCGGATACTCCAAGTTCTTCAACACCACCCGGAATAGCTAAGTCTGTAGCAGCTCCTGCTAAGTCTGAGTATCCTGCAGCACCCAATCCAATAGCTATAGGAGCCAAGCCCGGAACCACTTTCATAGTCTTTTTTTGTAAATAACTAAAAGCATCTGTAGCGTTTTTTGCCCTAGCCCCAGAAATATTAGGAATTTTTTCAAACCCTAATTGCTGAATTATTTTATCTACTGCGTTTATTTTTCCTTTGTGGTGTCTAGGCAGATCTGGAACATCTAATTTTTTTTGAAGTTCTCTTAATCTAACTACTTCTTCGTATGCTTTTTTTGTTTTTAAATCTTCAGCTTCCATAGCCTTCATAGCTATATCAATATCAGGATTATCTACTTTATTTATTCTAGCCAACATATCATCTACTACAGCTCTTTTATACTCTTGAGAAGGAAGAAGTTCTTTTGGAAGAGTCCTTCTTCCTTTAAGATATTCTGAAGAAGGTTGACTAGCTTCTGGATATGGCGATTTTTTCTTTTTAAAATCTTCCATTATAGCCCCTCTGGCACTTCGCCGGATTTGTTAATCTTGTTGATCATTCTAGCTCTTTCGATAGAGTTTAAATCATCTCTTCTAGATACTTCATCAGCGGCTTTGGCTCTATCGTTAGGATTTATAAATTTCCCGTCGAATACATTATACTTAGATCTTTGGAATAGTGTGGGAAATTCATTAATGATTAAAGGGATTGCATTTTCCAATGCTTCAGGGTCTTCGTTCAATGCATGAGAAAAGGTATCTACCATTTCATCAGGAACTCCATTCTGAACTAACTTAGCTAAGATGATATCTTTGTTTTCTAATATAGATTTAGTATCTCTAGGTATTCTATATCCTACAACATCTCTAGGAGAGAACCCAATACTCTGAGGCATTCTTCCTTCAGTTTGCTGAGGAACTCCTTTGTCTTTTATCAGAGCTTCTACTGGAGTTCTTTTTAATACTCCAGAACCAAACTGACCTGCTTTTGTATCTAGGAATTTAGAAACGTCAGATCTAGCGATGTCTGCAAACGTAGGGCTTAATAGGCTTTCTTTTAGCCACTGACCCCATCCTCTTATGTCCATCATTCCAGATCCAGTATCTACATAACTGCTATCAATCTTTCTATCGATAACTTTTTTGACTCTGATTAAGTCATGCATCATATCGTTGTTCTTTTTATATTCAGAACCACCGACATTTTTATTATCTAGGATTTCGTCAAAAGCCCTACGAATTTTCATAGCACCTTGTTTATCAATACCTAAGTCAATAGCTCTCTTATCAAAAGCAGGACTTTTTAAATAATTATCTAGTCTTTTCTTTGCCATTTCTACTTCTGCTGCTGGGAGGTTCATACCATCTCCAGATCCGTAGAATTTGACATCTTTAAAAATAACTTTTTTAAGGTCTTGGGAAAGTTCGTATTTTGCCTCAGCATTATGTCCAGAAGGATCAAAAGTAAAATCTTGGATGGCTCCTTCTACTTTACCTTTTACGTCCATCAAGTTAACTTTTTTGCTTTTTAGCAGTTCATTATTTCTTGATTTAAGAGAACTTATTGCGTTTGAAGCCGTATTGGCTAAATCGTCCAATGATTGAGGTTTTAGAAAACCTTCGAGGCTGGTCTTAGTTCTTGCAAATTTCTTAGTAGCAGGATTAAGAAGTTTCTCGCCTTGTTTGAAAAATCCTACTTTATCCAAATTATTGATCGAACGTATAATAGATGCATCAGTACCTATTTCTTCAGGCTGGTCTTCCGAAAGTTCTTTAAATAGTCTCCACTCATCTGTATCGCCGTACTTCCCAAATTTCTCTATAGTTTCTGGAGCATTCTTTGGTTTAATGTCAGCAGCCTTTACTCCAATGCTTTTAGACAAGATTTTATTTGGGTCGTCAGCAAACATCTTTCTTGCTACTGTCCCTAGCCCTTCCATTCCAGCTTGGAAACCTCCAGACAATGCTGCGTATGATGGAGCTTCTTCCATAGTAGGAGCTTCGCCTACTCCTTGAGCTATTGCCGTGCCTATTTCTTTAGCAGTTCTAGCTCCTTTAGTGGCTCCCATAAAAGGAATTATTGCTGAAGTAACTGTAGAACCAGTGGCTTCTGCTAATGGTGCCATCAAAGGGTATTCTTTTTCAATATCTGCAAGCTCTTGTCTGTATATATCTCTTTGAGTTACGTATTCTGGAGAGCTTAAAGACCCGGTCTTTATTCCTGCAACAGCTTCTTCTCCAAAACCTAAAGCAGCTCCTTGACCAAACTTTTTAGCTAACTTGGCAGCTTCTTGTTGAAGTTCTAAATTAGGAAGAGTTTCTGGTTGGTCGAATGGCTCAGGAGGAGTATACTCATCTCCCATATCAGAAACAAATTCTTCCTCAGAAGATACAGGCATGGCATCGTCTGCGACAAATCCCATGTCCTCATCTGCTACGAATCCAAAATCTTCTTCTTCTTGAGCTGGGGTTCTTTTTGCCTTTGCCATTATTCTATTACCTTGAAGTTTTTATTTGGGTTCTTTGTTTTCTTATATTCTTCCATTGCCTTCTGTAGTTTATCCTTAGGCATATAGCCTGTCTTCCCATTTGGAGCCTGTACTCTGACCATATTTTGCCTATTTGGCATAGCGTCTACAGCTTGAGGGAATACTTCAGACTTTAAAGTACCTGCTGGTACTTTATATTTTTTAGAAAATTGTTTATCAGACTCTTCCAAAGATCTTGCCATATCTTTTTGAGCTTTTTTATAGTAAAGATTTGCAATCTGATTTAAGGCAGCAATATCTGCAGCAAGCATTGGCTCTCCGTCAATTAATCTTCCTTTAATTCTTTGAGCCGTAGCAACTACAGATGGATCACCTTGGATCAATGCCAAGTCTTTATCGGAAGTAGCACCTACGTTACCTGCCATTTTTAAAATAGTAAGTCTTGCAGAGTTAATTGCTGCCGGATTACCCATTGCCAATAAACCACGAACTTTTTCAGCACCTGCTAAAGTAGATCTAGCTTCTTGGAATTGCTTAGATGAAGTTATTGTTTTACTTTGTGCTTCTAAAGCTCTTCTTTGAACAGGACTTAAGTCAAATTCTTGCTTAAATACTCTTTGTCCTCCGGCTCTTTCATAAAGACCAGACTCTGTATTTAATCTAGGAGTGTAATCAATTCCTGCTTTTTTGTACCCAAATGCCATAGCAGCTCTTCTGCTAGCTTCCTCTGGAGTTACTGCAAATCCTACCTCAACGCCTTTATTTTTTATAGGAGTCCCATCTAAATGGTACATTTCACCAGTTACTGTGTCATAGTTTGCGTACACAGATCTCTTAAGCTCAGGATCCCAAATAGGTCTGCTCTGAAATCTTTTATTTAAATTTCCGACTTTATTTACTTCTTTAGCTTTGGCTTTTTCAATTTCTAAGAGCTTGTCTTCAAGCCCTCTGTTTCTTTTTTCTCTGTCTGATACGTTACCTAATAAATAGTCCGCAGTTATACCAGAGGCTGCGCCAGTGTTTCCGCCCATTAATGCCCCAGCTAACAAAGGAGCCAATGCAGGAAGAATATCGCCCCATCCTGCTTTTTCTTTCATGCCATCGATCATTTCTGAATACGATGGTTTTCTTTCAGGAGATGGTTGTGTGCTTTCTTTTAGGTAAAGATTATCGCTTCCAGAAGAAGTCTCTTGTTGTTCAGGAGCTTTTGCTGGTTGTGCTGAACCTTGAGGCATAGATGACTGAGGGGTCGGGGCTAACTTAAATTGTTTTTTAATTTGTTCTAATTTTTCTGGAGCTACTTTTTTTTGAGCAGCCACATCTTGAGGAAGCATTTCCACGTAATTAGATCTTTCTGGAGCTGAAGGAGCCATAAGTTTCATAGCTTCTTTTCCAAGAATATTAGAGTCCATTACAGGAGCAGTAGAAGTCTTAGGATTAGTAGGTGCTACTTTCTTTTTCTCGATAGGAGTAGGAACTACTTTGCCTTCTTTCATGTAGGTAATTGCCGAAGGGTTCTGAGTGACGTAGTTATCCCTAGGGGCTATCCCCAACATCTTCTCTAATTCTTCCTTAAGCATACTATTTTGCCTTTTTAGATTTCTTTAATAATTCTTCATCTTTTTTAGAAGCTGGCTCGCCTTCTTTTAACATGATAATTTCGCCTTTCTTCTTGCCAGTTTCTTTTTTAGCCGCAGCAGAAATCAAAGCTTCCATTCTCAATGCAGCTTCTTTTTTAGGCTTTTTCTTTTCAGGCATTTCTTTTTCTTCATCCTCTATTTCAACTTCCCATTTTACTGGTTTTGTTGAAACAGATCCAGCTCCAACTAAAGAAGGCTTGTATGTCTCTGAAGGAAGTTTTGCAGAAAGCTGAGGATTTGGCTTATATTTAGTAGTAGTAGCTGATGTGATCCCTGAAAAATCTATTGGAGCAGTCTTTGCCCCTTCTAAAGTAGATTTATAAAACTCAGAAGGTAATTTCGCAGAAAGGGATGGATTTGCCTCATATTTAGCAGTTTCCATTTCTTTTTTCTTCTTTTTCAACGCTTTTGAATTAAACTTTTCCATATGATCTCCTTAACCCTTTTTAGTATATTACTTTAGCTGTTAAAATTTTAGGAATATTTTTAAGATTTGCACCTAGCCATTTCATGCAGTTATTTACAAAGAAGAGTCTAGGAAAGTGCAACATTCCTGACAATCTATAGGTAGCTAACTTTTGATTAAAATTGTCTACTCCATAATGAGAGCAAAATGTTCCAGTTCTATGAATGTAAAGATTCTGAGCTTGGACAAATTTTCCTTCTTTTAAAAGGTCAATAATGTCGTCTACGAAAAGCTTTTTGATTGTAGACCAATCAAAACCTTCCATCTCAGCAGCTTCTACTGCTTTTTTACCATGCTTAAAATACCATACTAAAAAGTCAGATCTTTGGATCATAGACTTAAGCATAAATTGAGTCATGATAAATGTCTCTTTGGCATTCATAAGCTTTTTACTGCGTAGCATAGTACAAATGAATGAAGTACCACCACTGTCTGGAGCTGAAGGAAGTTGTTTTGCGGCTCCCTTTTCTCCGTACATTAATCCAGTAGTTCCGCTTAGAATATTTCCTAATAATGATCTGTAATCATTAATTGATTGTCTTTGCTGTCCATATAATGATGCAGCAATTTGTTGATCTTGTTGTTTTCCAACAGAATCAATTGCTCCCATCATAGCAGTCCCTCTAGCCCCAGTTCCTGCAAGACCTCTTCTTGCTTGAGCTTGAGCTGCTTGTTTCTGCCCCATAATAGCGGCAGATACGGGATCTCCTCCGCCTTGAGCTACTCTATCTTGTAGAGATTTTTTAACCCCTTGAATGTCTTGTCCAGTTTGACCTAATCCTTGTCCGTACCCAAGCAATGCTGTATTTAGTCCAGCCATTTGCCCTTGTTGCTCTTTCGTAGAACCAGAAAGGATGCTTCCGCTAGATTTACCTGCTACTAAGTTTTCAGCTTGTCTATTTCTATATGTTTGATTTCTTTGATCCCACCACTGGGCTTTTTTCTTTTTTCCAATATAGCCATCAAACCCACTTTGCCAATCATTAAAAGCTTTCTGATCTGCTGCTTTTTCTTCAGGTGTTTGTCCTTGTGAACTCATTATTCCCTCGCTATCAAAACGGAGATAACAACTGTTTCTGCTCCGTTATTCTTTAATGATATTGTTCTTTTGTCCCATTCGGATGGCACATCCGTTATCACGCCATTTCCCGTCTGTCTTAATATTATACGCCATTTAGGGATTACACCAAGGAAATGTTGAATTTTTACAGTAGCCCCAGAGGCTATTGTCACATTACTAGCTATAAATCCGTTAAAGTTTGAGTCAATTGATATGGCAGCACTTTGGAAAACAAAAGCGTCTACTAGATCGTTTAGTCGAGTTTTCATCTCGTCCAATTCAGGAGGAACCTCCCCAAACACTTTTCTAGGTTGGGGTTTTAAAGTTTGTGTTGGAACTTTTTCATCTATCATCGTTTCATTCCTTGTTGAATCGGCTCGAATTCTACCTCAATTCCTTCTATCCAGAAAGCTTGAGTCCCTGTAGAATTCATAGTTAACTCAATGGCTGCAGCCATAGGCTTAGACGAATTCAATCTTTGTTTATGAAACATCACGTAATTTCCTGGGGAAGTATACGTTGTATTAGTAATCGCAGTATTGTAATCCCAGTTAGCGTAATGCTTGATATCTAGTTTCCCAAACAAATAGCCAAAGATTTTTACTTGGAGTAATAGTTTTTCTAAAGAAGGCTCTCCTTGAGTCATCCAAGTAGATACTAGTTTAGAAGGAGATCTTCCTACATAGTCGTAATTGTACGATGTAAAGTCCTCTAGACTAGTTCTCGCTGTGTTGTCTGAACTTCTGGCAGTTCCTACATACATAAGAGATTCTACCATAGTCATAGCGGTCACTGAAGATGTCGCCAAAGTGTCATAGGCATCGTAAGTAGTCCATTCCCCATTATTGGTATGGAATACTAAAGACTGCCCACTTCTAGCTGAATCGCTATTTGTAACAATAACTTTTGATTTAAATGGGTCGAATATTGTCGTTAAATACTTAGCAACATACCCAACTAAACTAGCTGGGTAATCATATGCGGTAGTTAAATAATTGTTCATATTTAACCCAATAGCCGCTTGTTCTGCTGCGGAAAACTGAGGGGTAGCATTCATTAGGAATGTCTTAAAATTTAATGAAATAGGACTAGAAATTTTTCTAGCATTTGCTGCATTTATCAACCAAGCCCCAGAAGAAGCCATCATAAACACAGTTCCGTAAATCTCGATCATCGATGTATTTGAATAAGCCCCTACAGGAACTTCTGGTATTTCTTGTACTCGAATGTTTTGAGTAGTGATGTTACCAGCTACCATGTATACTTTGCGTTCTCGGCTCACTATTAAGTAATCTTTAGTACCGACTATAGATGTAATTCTTCCGTATTGAGATTCGCCTATTACTATGAATTGGCTTGGATTCATCTCTAAAGATCCGCCATTGTTAAAATCTGAAAAATAAATGACGTTAGAATCTGCTAATAACAAAAGATCTTGATATAAAGTAAGCGCAATATACGGATTTGAAAATACTTCCGAGTCGTTGAAAGAAGTTCTATTGATAGAACTATCGTACCAGTTACCTAAATTAGAAGCTATTGAAAATGGAAGAGTTGCTACGTTTTGTACTCTATTTGCTAATACTGTATCTCTAATGTCTACAGTATATACAACATCAGAAGAGTACGTTCCTAAATTATAAGTGGCGGCTGTGATTAACCCTTTGTAGAAATAATCGTTAGTAGGGCCAGCAGCAGCCCATACAGTATAAAATCTTCTTCCAGCAGCAAATGTACCACTGGCGATTGGTAAAGAAGCTCCATCAGAATCTTCCCAAGTCCCAGTACCTATGTTAAATATCTTTATAGCACCTTCAAAATAATTTCCAGTAGAGTTATATTTATAGGCAATTGCTCCGTAGGAGTTTGTTCCTACTCCTGAAGTTATGGTAAAATAAATAGTTCGGATTAGATATACATCCCCTCCAGCGGTCATAATACCCCAGAAGTCAAATCCCGATCCAATATCTAAGTTGAACCTATTTGGAATTGCGCTATATGTGGCTGTTCCATAGAAATATGGATTCATATCTCCAGCATCAAAATAAGACTGGTTTCCAGAATCTCGAAGAAAAGAAGTTACGGTAGCTCCTGCAGCACTCATGTTGAGTTTTGTAGTTACTGGAGAGTCTTGTTGAGTCCAAGCAGCAATAGTTGTTAAAGAAGTATCAGCCGCATACATAAAGCCTTTGGTAGAAGGAGCTGCCGGGTTCATAAATGCCCCAGACACATAATATGCTATAGAGTTTGCTGTAGTAGTTCCGACTTGAAAAAATGCTACTGAATAATGTGCTTCAGTGTTTGGCCCTGTAACTCCAGTCCAAGTAGTTCCGTTGGTAGAATACATGATTTTATTTGCAGTAGTTGCCGAAGAACTTACAGCTATGTAATAAGCAGCTCCAGTGACTATATTAGATCCAAAAGTTACACTTCTCCAAATGTTAGCTGCTGGGGAAGTTCTTGAAGTCCATGTGATTCCGTCTGGAGATGTAATGATGTTAGTAGCAACAGCTCCGTTTCTTGCTACAGCTACAAATAAGTTAGGCCCTGCTCCCCAAGTAACAGAGTTCCATTGTAATGCTGTGGGCACGGTTCTAATTGTCCAAGTCACTCCATCAGGAGATGTCATAACACAGTTTGTAGTAGCTCCGTTTTCATTTATGGCAACGAATAATGGAGAAGTTCCTCCGTATGCAACGCAAGTCCAGTTCAATAAAGCCGGAACAGTAGTGGCATATTGCCAAACAATTCCGTCGGACGACCACATAATTTTCTGTGCCGCTGTAGCTCCTCCAGAAAATCTGACCGCTACAAATCTAGATCCACTCCAAGTAACGCTAGACCATCCTCCTCCAATAGCTGATAAAGAGGAATCTTCTACTCTTCTCCAGTTAACTCCGTCCGAAGAGATCCATACAGGAAATTGATTTATTGTAGAAGAATTTTGTAAAGCTACAAAAATTCCATTTCCATAAGTAACTGCCCCAAAAGAATTTCCTGCTGTCGTAGTTACGTGATTATATCTTACGTTTGCGTCCCAATTTATCCCATCGTAAGTATAGGCTATTCCTGAATCCCCTACTCCAACTAATATTCTTGTTCCTTCTGGAGTAAATCCTGCAGCAAGGTTGTTAAACCCTTGAGAGTTACCTGTAGTTCTATAGGAAACTGCGCTACTTGTAATTTGGTTGCCTTGCAAATCTAGTGCGTGACCAATTACTTTTACATATCTAGACCCAGTAGTAGTAGACCACGCTGGCTCTTGAGTTGGAAATTGACTTCCTACAATAGGAGAGAAATAAGGAATTCCTATCCCTGCAGTAGAAGCTTCATATCCGTCATATTTTATTAATTTACAATCTGATCTACTAGGAGAAGAAAGGATGTATTTTACGTTATTTACTTCAACTGATTGATCTGAGAAGTTGTTAACATAGTTTGTATCAACTACTGGCCCTACAGATCCAAGTCCATTGTTTGACGGGATTAAAGTATTGTTTAGAAATAAATGCTTAAATTTAAGTCCGGCTTGATCTACTATTCCTAGTTTTAAAGGGTATATCTTTTTGTCTACTACGCTTTTGTAGGATGAGAATAAAGTCCATCTTTCTACAGGATAAATGGAAACTGTGTTTCCAGTAAACCCAGACATAGAAGCTCTAGGAGTTATGTATCCTTCATCGGTAAATGTTACGTTATTGGCAACTTTGAACCTGTTAGGCGATTGATCGGCTTTTGGAGGAGAGTTTTCCATTCCCCCAAGTCTAAGTTTTTTATCTATAGCCACACTTACCTCTTAGAAAAATAAAAATTCTACATCCGTAACAGGAATAGTATCATCGTCCTTTTTATTTTTCGAGAAAATAGAAACGATTTCATTTTCTTGTTTATCAGTAAAGAATGCTTGCTTGTTGGCATCTTCGTAGTTGTTACGAGTATAGATTCTTTGGCGGACATAATCTAAAAGATATGTCTCGCATACATCAGGAAGCAGACTGTCATTACAAGCATTTTTGCCGGATACAAGAAATTGCCCTGCTACGATTCCTGTAGTATCAGATACTGCTAAAGGAGATGAAGTAGAAGCGGAGTAAATTCCTTTAACTACCTGAACGCCTTGGGCATTTACTGTAGAAAAATTGTCATCCATTGAAAATACTTCGGTGTCTAAACTTGTTACGGCAACACTGGTATTTGGAATTACTGTACTAATTGTGCCCCTACGAATGTCCAGAGTAGGAAGCTGTCTGAAGTATGTAATACGTACTGTGTTTAATTGAGCTACATCGTTTTGCCCAGAAATAAGAACTTTATTGTCTCTGGTAATATAGCCAAAAATATAGCTAAACTCAGATTCCATAATTGGCTTAATTCTTGAGTATCCCTTATTGTTCGAAGTATCGGCAAATCTTGCCTCTACCATAGAAAGCGCGTTAGTTGAATAGCAGTCATCAGGAAGGGTGTACTCTCCTGTAGGATTTGCTGGAATTTCAAGTTGAGTTTTAAAAAGATCAGCATAAGGATTATTTTTAAAAATAATAGAAGTAATATACCTCTGACCATCATTGAAATAACCAACAATTTCAGAAGTAGAAATACCATTAACATCCTTGTTATCAGTCGAGTTCCTGACTTGAGTGATTAAAAACTCTAGTCTTCTCATGTTACACCTTCATTCCCTGACCGATTTGAGATAATCTGTTTAAAGATTCTTGTCTGGCTTGGACTTTTTTGACCTCAGCGGCATATTTGTCCATTTCTCTTTGTCTTTTAGCTTCTGTAATGCCTTGAGCAGCTTTTAGTCCAAGTCCTACGGCTTTCATGCTTGGATCTCCAAACATAATTAATGCATCAGATCCTGCACCTAGGATTTGACCTGCTTCTGTTTTTGCAGGAGCTTGCTCGCCTAGAGTATCTTTTGAAAAATCTACAGATGGAGCAGTTACTCTTTCCATCATAGATTCTTCCACAGGACTACTAGATTCTTCCACAGGAGCCGCGTAAGGATTTTCTCCGCTAAACATGCTTGGCTCAGATTGAAATGGCTGATCAAATTGATAATTTTGCTTATCTAGCTTTCTAATCTTAGCTGTATATGGTGTTTCCATGCCCATGTTATTTCTCCTCTTTAATCAACTGCTCTAGTTTATCAAATCTTTTGTTTAAATGTTCCATATCTAAAGTTCTAATAACTTTAATTTCGTCTCTAACTGCCCCAGCCTCGGCTTTAGCAATACTAGAAACTGCTTGGTACGCTCCCCAACCCAATCCTATCATAAACCCTGCCACAGTCAAAATGGCTTTAAGTACAGGAGGAACGAATTGAAGAAGTACTTTCATTTTACTACCTTTAATCTCGCTTCTGCTCTTAGTTGTTTAATTTCTGCAGGACAAACTACTTGTGTCTCTGTTTCCCTAATAATCATCCAATCCGTAGACGCTAGATAAGCTAGAGCTTCAGCATTAATACGTTCTTGTTCAATCTCTGCGCTTATGTCGATGTACTCGGCTATGTAGCCTTCAGGATACTTATTTACAGCTAAGTTCCCTTGTAACCACATATCAAGATCTGCCTCTTTCCCTTGAGTTTGGTCAATAATTTGATCATTAAATTTAATCAATAGTTTTTTCATTATGGGGATACTCCATGACAAGTTAAAAATGCGTTTAAGGCTGTCGGCGTTGCGCCCGATGTATTGTAAGTTAAATATGTTATTGAAGACGTTGTGGGGTTTGTAACAATGTACCCATTTCTTGCGGCTCCAGAAGCTCCCATAACAGTCAATTGGCAGAATGGATCTGAAGCAAATATTCCAGCGTTAAAGTTACAAGTATAGACGTTAGTTGATGCTACAGTACAAGAACCACTAATAAAATCTCCAAGCTCTGAAACTATGGTTCCGGCTGCTCCAATAAAGGCACTATACACAACACCTTTAGTAACTCCCGGAGTCCTTAAGTTCTGGTCACTAGCAACAGCTTTCGCAGTTTTACCAATGTAGTCAACGCCTTGTTTTTGGCAGATGATATTCCATTGAGAACTTTGAACTCCATTTGATGTATTTCTCAAAAAAGCGTTTATGCTAGTAGCAGAAAGTATTTGGAGTTGTGCAGTATTAGGAGATCCAACAACTCCCTCCGTTGTTGCTGTGCAATTAGGGGCAACTGTAAATATACCTGTTTTTACAGTACAGTTATAAGTCCCCGTTGTAGGGTTGGAGCAATTTCCGCTCAGCCAATCAATATTCTCTTCAACTACTGTTCCCGTAATAGTTACCTTAGCACTAAAGGTATCAGTACACTCTAGAGTATTAGTACATGATTCTAAACCATTGAATTGTCCTATGATTATGTTAGATTGCTGCCACTCATTGACTGGTACCTCAAAACTATAATCATAATAATCCCCTGAAGCAATGACAACAGGATCGGACGCTGTTGAGCAAGTATAATTTAAACTTTGAGGGTTAGTTCCTGTATTTGTTACTGGATAAGAAATCCTAACTGAGTTAGTTAAACCAACTAGGGTGTTAGTATCCATTTTCACGTACCTAGCAGCACTCGAATCTAAAAACACTGCATCTCCAAGAATTTCAGAATCAGATGACGCTAAAGTTAAATTTTCAGGAAGACCAATTTTAGGGCATGTAAATGCTGATGAAGCGCCTGTAAAAGTAATTCTACCTTTTACGTGTAATCTATTTCCCTGTCTTCCATAAGTTGCAGTAGATGTAAAATTAGATAATGCTCCAGTGTCAGAAGTTATCGTTGGAGAGTATGTTCTGCCCCAAAAATCTGCGTTAGTTGATGAGTATACAGAACCAGAGCCAAAGTAAAGAAGTCTAAACCTTAGTTGCTGTGAAGATGTTGCGTTTGATATGTTTACGGCTCCACCAGCAGAATTTGACGCCACTACTTTAAAGGTTTTATTTTGCGTTGTTGGGTTGTTAAATGAATAGAAAAGTCTTGGTGATGGGGTTACTACGTTATCCATTCCAACTTGATAGTGACCTTTTACTGTTGTCCCATCTGAAATGGCATAGGTTAGCACCGATTGAAGTGTATAGTTACCAACAAGCTCAACCTCTAACAAATAGTTCCCTGCTGGAAGATTGTTAATTGTTTGTTGTGGCAAGTCTGCGTCTGTTGTTTGCCATTGACCCATGGAACTCATTTCTATTGTAGGGCCAGGACAGGCGGCGGTTGCAGTAAAATCACCAATTGTGGTTGATGTTCTTGACCAGTTACAACCAGCAGTTCCGGCAAAATAGGCTTCACCAGCAATTTTTGAAGCATCAACAGTAGCCTGTAAATCAACCGCACCCACGAATGCGTCGTCAATGTAAACAGTTCCTGTAACAGCACCACTTGAAGCGATACTTATCCCATTTGATGTAGCACCTAGAATAAATGGAACCTTATAAAGACCCCACTTATTGTTTGCTACAACATCAACGCAGTTTGAAGTCGAAGTCGTACCAGCTTGTCTTGAGCATACTTTTAAAGCAACGTCAGATTTAATGCGAACGCTTACAAGCCCTTGAACTCCATCAGCAAACTGAGCAGCGTACAAGCTAGAATCTTGTCTAAAGATTACTGTTTCAGAAGATGCATCGATTCTAACAGCTTTTTTCCCGTGAATTACGTTTGTAGTTTCTGCAGAGTCAACAGCTATTCCTGCATTTGTCCAACTTGAATCAAATGTTAAATGTTCAAAACTAGGGTTTGATAGGATGTTATTGTTTCCTGTTTCCATCAACCCATTAATTCCGCCTAGGTTGGTTACAAGATTGTTGGGGGCTTGAAGGACGTTAGAATAAAGAGTCGTACTTTGATGTTGCCCTTTAAATCCGTAAGGAGCAACTGCTAGAGCGTTAAGAAAATAAAAAAGTGTAAATAAGATAACTAATATTTTCATTATACTACCTCGATAATTTCTACAACCTGAGCTGCTGTGTCGCTGATTAGGTAATAATCTGAAGCATCCAATTCAAACTCAAGTCTATCAGGCCCAATAATCTCAAGTCCTGAGGAAATTGTCACTGAAGAAGAGCCTAAGTAGATTGCTCCTGTGTTGTTCTTAGAAGGCTTAATCATAAGCTTCTTACGAGCCGCTCCCGGAGCTGACCCAGAAACAGTAGCCCTGACAGCGGTCAACCCAACAGTTTTTTGAATATTTGTGATTGTTCCGCTAGATGTTCCCGGTGTTACGCCGATTGCAACTTGATCCGAAGCAAGAACAACCGATAGAGAAGCCGCTGATGTTTTAGTCCCAATTGAAGTAGGAAATAATGCAGTCAATGTTCCAAGGGCTGTCGTTTGTGTTTGCTGTTCTGCGAGTGTAGAGCCACCAGTAGGAAGAACCGAGTTTGTTACGTGAACAACTTGCCTACCAGTGTTTTCAACAAGTATATGTCTTGCCGTTCCTGCTCCTGTATGCCCCATTGTAACTACACCGTGAGAAGGCTGTGCGCCTCCTTCTGTAGCAATTGTGTTAGGAATGTTCGTAGTATTAGTGTTAATGCTAGATAAAGAAGAATTTCCAGTATCTTGTTTTGCTGTTGTGGCAAAATCCTTAGCGTTTAAAGTAGTAAATTTTCCATCAATACTAGAAAGGCTTGTATTTCCAGTATCTTGTTTTGCAGATGTAGCAAAATCCTTAGCATTTAATGTGGTAAATTTACCATCAATAGAACTTAAAGTTGAATTAGCTGACGATAAAGTCGCTTGAGTAGCAAAATCTTTAGCATTTAATGTGGTAAATTTACCATCGATAGAGCTGAGGGATGAGTTACCCGTATCTTGTTTTGCCGAAGTGGCAAAGTCTTTAGCGTTTAATGTTGTGAATTTCCCATCGATAGAGCTTAAAGAAGCCTGTGCAATTAGGTTCTCAGTAGGTAAAAGCCTACTGTTTGCTGGAGTGAAAGTATCTTTTGATACGTCATAAGCAAGACCATCAATTAAAAATTGAATAGGAGCAGGAGAAATAGAGACCTGAGGATTTCCATTAGAGTCTGCTATAGCCGATACCCAGCCGTATACAATACAAGTATCACTGCCTTTTTCTGGCTTGGTTTCAGAAATAGGAAGAACTAGTAAATTGTCTGAATCGACTATAGAAATAACTTCAAATTCAAAATTAGGTAACGTGGAGTCAAACATTAATCGAACTATTCCGCCAACCTGAGCTGAATGTCCTGAAATAAGAAGCTGCCAAAATTCTACTTGTCCGTTAGCACCTAAAACATCGGTTACGCCGTCTATTACAGTTTCTATATTTGTTACAGCATATAAAGATTTATGTACTACAGGCTCTGCATACGAGTTACTTCCAGTAGAATGAATTGTTTTGAATTGGGCTTTGCCCTTTTTCTTTTGGTTACTATAACCTTGTTCTGTAGCCATGGTCTCCTCCTCCTTAAGGGGTATCTAAGTATCAAAAAGAGGGGCCGAAGCCCCTCAGAATTTAATTAAAAGAAGTATGAAAGTTGGTCAGCCCACTGAAGTTGGATGTTGAAATCAACATCTTTAGCAACAGGAGAAGCAGCAACAGACTTAGCTAAAACTGTGATTGAATCAACAGTAGAAGCAGTTACTTGGATTGTAGAATCAGCAGTCAAAAGAACTAGACCTGAGCAAAATGGAGCGATTTTAGCTGGTTCTTTGAAGTTGATTTTGTAGTTACCAGTGCCTAGATCTTGAACTGAGCTTACGAAAAAAGCATCAGGGCCAGAAGCAACTGGAGTAGTAGCTGTTCCATTAACAGATAAGTTCAACTGAACTTGACCTACTTGGCGACATTGAAGATTGCGTTTTAGTGAATTGATCATTTTTTTCTCTCTTGTAACCCCACGGAGGGAAGGCATAATTGCCTTAAAATCATTTTATCTGCATTCAAGGATTTGGCAAGAAGAAACGGTGACTCAAGTACATCCATGTTCCCTTGCCACCGCCGAAGGAGTAGGGAGGAAGCCCTACAATTTTAGTATTGCGTTGATTTGGATAGATGTAAATAAAAAAGGGCACCCCGAAAGGTGCCCCGAATTGTACTTTATAAAGTACAGATTACTTAGCGAGGTTGAAAAGTACGCCGTGAGCAGATGGAGTAATGAAGTTCTCCATGTATGCGCCGTAACGTGCTTCAAGAACGTCTTCGTCAACTGTACGAAGGAATACAGTTTTGTCGTCTTGGAACCATTCAGCTCCGCCCGGACGGTGGTAACGCTGGATGTATTTGTCGTTAAGGAAGAAGATTTTATCTTCTGGGCAAAAACGATCAACGAAGATACCAACTGCTCCAGAAGTACCCATGTACTCAACACCAGAGAAACCAAGGTGGCCTTTTACGTTTTTGTTCGGAAGGTTATAACGCTTTTGATCTTCTAATTGAGCAAGGATCTTGCGGTATTGGTTGTAGTTACAGATGATCATGTTAGGAGCTTCGCCGAAAGCTTGTTCAACTTGAAGCATAACATCGTTCATCATGTCTACTACGATACCAGAAGCACTAGCATCAACCTGAGTTGCTTGCCAACGTCTTTGAACAGTTAAGCCGTAAAGAGTTCCAGATGTAGCCATAAGTACACCAGAAAGACCTTGAGCTTCTGCAAGGTAAGAACGCTGAGGAACTAGACCTGAAGTAGTTTGGAAAGCACCCGGAGCAGCTACTCGAGCAGCTAGAACTGGAGAAGTACCAACAAGGCTGATAGCACGAGTGGCTTTGTTAACTGCAGAGATAGTAAGAAGGTTAGTAACAGCGTCTCCTCCTTCAGCAGAACCACCGAGGTTGTTACCAGCGTTAAGACCAGTTACAACTTGAACGATAGACTTTTCTTCGAAGTTAGCAATGTTCCAGTCAGAAGCGCGTAGAACAACAACGTATGGAGATGCAGTTGTACCAGCACCAGTTACGTTTGTAGCACCATCACCGCGACCAAGAACACCTGTTCCGTCACTGAAAAGGATACGAGACATGTTACGCATGTAGTCTTCAACTGTCTTCTTAACAGGGAAAGCCAAATAAGTTTGGAATGCACCTTTAGAAGAAGAAGCAGCTTTAAGACCTTCACGATCTACGAAAACACGAGAGTAGTGCTTCTTAGCAGTGATAACAGCCTGTTCTACAAGAGAAGGGTTACCCTGAGGAAGAAGTTTAGCACCGTAGCCACCAGCGAATGAAAGCTGAGTTTCTACGTTCATTTGTTTACCAACGAAATCGTTAGATTTCTTGATACGGCCTTCTAATACGTTAGCAGAGTTGTACATATTAGCAGAACGGTTTTTGAAAAGTGTAAGGAACAATCCTGTTTGTTCCGCAATGCTGTATTCACCAGACATAAAAATCCTTTTTTTAGTTAATGTTATTCCCAATCATCAAAAGACTCAAACTTTGAAGTCTCTTGTTTTAAGGCTTTCTTAGCTGGGGAGTTTTGCCCCTTGCTGTAGACCTTAGTGTTTAGCTCTCTAACGTCTTCTTCAACAGAAAAGTTACGAGCAAGGATCTGTTTAATAGTGTCTGCATTTGCGTCCCCATTCCTGAGATAACGCGATAGCTCCGCTACGACATCTCCATACTTCTCTTCAGAAATGTTGTCTTCATATGGTTCGATTAGCTCTTTTACTACAGCAATATGTGGCTTCAAGCTTGCATAATCCACAATCGCCTCAGTAGTAATGTCGTTGACATCAAGCCCCGAACTACTATAAAGCTCTTCCAATTCATCGGAAGCATCGACAAAAGCATCCTCAGTAACATTGTGAGATTGGCGAAGTGAGTTTACTTTTTGGAGGGTCTGGTTAAAAACCGCTTCCTTTTGTGTCTTCACTTGACGCTTCTTTGCTACGTTTGTGTGCAATTCGTCTTTCTTTTTATGGAAATAAAGCTCACGCTCTACTTCCGACATCTCAAGAAGGTTACTTAGTTCATCTAAGTTTGATTCCATAAGGCGTCTATATGCATTATATGGGTCATCCCCAGATAATTCAACTAAATAAAGTAAAGAATCTAATGGGTTGCCTTCTGGATTTTTTAAAGGCTCCAAAGCAGTCTTAAGATGCGTTACAACTTCATCTCTTTGCTGTAAAAACGCTGATCTGTCGTACTCTAGTGATTTCTTTTCTTTGCCAAGTTCAGTAAACTTTTTGTCCCAAGCAGTCTTGCCTGAGTAGTTATTGATAAGCTCTTGAAGAGGTACGTCTACATTTTCTCCGTCCACTTTGACTTTAAATGATGCGTCTGAGTCTACATTGAATAGTTCGTCACCCATGCGCATACGGAGTTTTTTAGTATCCTTCTTCTCCTGCTCTGTTTTCTCTTTTACTTCTTCAAGTTCTTCTTCGGATTCTTCTTCGGACTCTTCTTCTTCGGATTCTTCTTCCTCGCCATCTTCTGAATCATCCTTTACTCCTTTCTCAGACTTTTTATCGTCCTTAATTACCTTACCTTCGCTGTCGGCTTGGGAATCTTTGATCACTTTAAGATCTTCAGATACTTTTTCCTTTGCCTGTGGCTCTGGTTTTGACCAATCGTCATCTGCCGCTTCTGCCTCATCTGCGATATCTTCGAAATTATCGAAGGTCTCAAAAGATGCGTCATTTGACTCTGGTGCCGATTCTGTTGCTGCGAAACTCATTACATTTCTCCCTGTTGTTTTAATTCGGCATCAACTTGCTTCATTGCATTAGACGGTTCTAATGTCGAAGATTGTGCCTCTGGATTCATAGGTTGTGATAGTGCTGGATTTTGCATAGCGGATACTGCTGGAGGAGTAAATACCATAGGGAACTTAGGAAATAGTGACATTTCCTGAGCAAATCTAGGATTCTTTATTGATTTCTCATACGCAAGCATCTCAATCGCCATTATGTAGTCTAGGATCATTTGTTTTGTTTCTGCACGAAGAATAAATTTGTACTCAGGAGACTCTACAAATCTAGAAAATACTCCGTAGAATTCTACAAGTCCGTCAGTGCCTTCAGGAGCTGGAGCCATCTCTCCATTCATAATCATATCAAGGCATTGCTTGGCAGTGTCGATAGAGTATGTGACTTCGTCTTGGAATGCTTCGACTAGGTTTAGTCCTAGAATGCGGATCATTTCTTTTTTGCCAAAGAGAGGATCTTTTTGGTTAGCGGTGTTAAGATCCACGATATCTGCCATACGACCAGCACGACTAGAGGATAGAACTGAATCATTTTCAATACGAATATCATAAATTAGATTGAAGTCAAACTTCTTGAAAGATTGCATTAAATAACTGTTATTAGATCCTAAGATACGAGACATACGACCGTCATCAGGCGAATAATACTGAGCCATTCTTAATACTGTCTTTCTGTAAAGATCGAGAACTCGTTGCTTTCTGTTATCCGATGTTACTGCCATGGCTTGGAACTGTTGATCTTCCAAAAGTCTCATTGCCTGAGCTGCAGTTACACCTTGAGGTACGTTACCACGAGAGATATCAAACAAACGACCAAGCTTACCAGCACGTTGAGATATGAGATTAGATAAATCAATCTCCCCCCTGTTAACATAGTTATGTTGAAGGACTTGTGGGGGAACTCCACCACGGTAAGCGATAGAACCAAACTCATTGTTAAGGGACTGTTTATCAACAGTGCCTTCTGGATAAACGTACTTAGGTGCATTCAGTACTCCGTGGTTTCTAGCAATTCCAGACCAAATTGAGTTATTCATTCTGTAAAATTGCTCGATGTTGATGATAAACGGACGACCCCAGAACTCATCCATGCATTCGATGTCTCTGTCTTCAACAAACGGAAGTTCTTTGTCCTTGTAAGGAAAATCAATCCATTCTAGGATTAGATCCTCACAATAGATAATTCTACATCCTTCAGGAAAGTGCTTAGTAGGCTTGTGCCAAAAGCATCGTACCATGACCATGTTTTCTGGGATTGAAAGGTCGGATGCAGACATATCCCACATAACGTGCGCGTTTTCTTTGATCTTGCCTTTAGCTTTCGGATAATCGGCTTCAACTTCTTGTTTAAATTTCCATTGGATCGTTTCAAAATAGTCACAGTCCTTGATTGATTTTTTAGTTTCTTCTGGGAAACAAGTATACGGAAGAAGTGGTTTAATTTCTACGTCACCTAGGCGCATTTCTTCGTCAGTAATGTATTTGCCTTCGAGGACTATACCAGTCTCTAGGTCTACTTTAGGGACTTTGCCTCCGTATTGTTTTTTCTTAGCTTCATACTTAGGATTCAATGGCCCTATGTCTTCGTTCCAACAAACTTCAGAAATAGTATGTCCCATGAGGAACATGATACGATCCATCTTGCTAATAAGACGGTCAAACTTCATTTCTTCCATACGAGACTGACAAAGGATCTTACACGCCTTGGCGTTGTTGATGTCGTCTTGGTCAAAGTATGACTGAGGAATAAATGCTACTTTAGCTGTAGACTTAGAGATCTCCGCAGTCTTCTGATCCACAAGATCCCAGACTAAGTTGTCACGAAGCTTAGGCTTTTTAGACGAACCTGGGACATAGCGAGTATTAGTCTTAGTAAGTCCATCCCCATGCTCTTCGGATACGTTTTTGTACATCTGAATGTATCTTCTGTACATTATAAATCTTTGGAAAGAGCCTTCGTATACTCGACGGAATCTTTCGTTAAGCCATTCCAAAGTACCTTCTTCAGTTTTTTCTTCTCGAAATTGAAATGGAATTACTTCAGCGGTAGATTTAAGATTATCTAGGTCTTCAAATGTTTCAAACATGAGTTATCCTTTAAAAATTATTTGTTTCAAGTATGTCTGCTAAAGGATCTTGATCCTTTTGCTTTTTTCCCTTACGTTGTAAGTTTAAGGCTTCTTCAAGGATTTTGCTATCCTCATCATCAATAGTTTTTACTTCCTCTTCAGATTCTTTGAACGGATCGTGAATTTGTAGAGGCTTCCACTCAATTTTGTGGGTAGACCATTTCTGCGCAAGTACAATTACAATCGCTACGAGCGAAACAAGTAGCGATAGAAATGAAAACGCAATAGCAAATAAACTAATCGTAGAACTCATCGGTTATCTCCTCATTAAAATCTATAGGTTCGCCTACAATATCATTGTCTTCCATGTAATCTACGGTTGTCCACTCTCTCCTGTCCTCAGGACGTACGTGCCTTTCTCTTGGCACAGTATTAAGATGGGCGGCATTCATTAGATATCTAGCTGCGTCAATAGCATGGTCGTTCTTCTTAGGAATCTTGCCTTCGTCGTCTGTCGCGTACGTAGACATCTCCTGAATTAAACCTTTGCATCGATCAGATATGATAAATAAATCTTCCAGCAAAAAGTCTTTCATTACTGAGAGCTTTTCTTCCTTCTTGTTAACATCCTTGTCACAAGGAGTGAGAGCTTCACGATATTCTGCCATAACTTCGTTGTAAAACCAAGTAGCGGCGTTGTCGTATACCTGATACCAATCATATCGAGGGGCTAGTTCTTTCATTTTTATTTTTGCTCGTGGGTATATCCTACGAGTAGACATCTCGATCTTGCGCTTTTCGTAGATCTCGTCCAAGATTATAAGTTTTTTAGTAAATACATTAACAGCAGCGAAAAGAGCAGCAAAGCAAGAAGATGACCCGGGATCATAGGCCGCATAGAACTTCCAGTCTTTAGGGTAGTGGTTAATTTCCGCCACTAAATCTGCATGGCGGTAAACGTGGCGAGAGTTTCCTATGAAATCTCCTTTCTCATCATAACGTGGGATCTCTAGCATTGGGAAGATAGCATTCGCACCACCGGGGACAATCTCGGCTTCGATCTCTCGCATATACTTAGCCCACTCGCCTTTGTTTAGGGCGGCTTGCTTTTCTAGTTCCAACTCCTCTTTATCGATATACGGGTTGGTGTGAGTCGGACGTTTAAAATAAGCTCCACGGGGGTCAAGCTTAAACTCGTCCTCAGTGCGAACAAAGAAATGATCAAACAATTCTGGTGGCGTACCCACGATAAGCAGAGGAGCCTTTTTCGCCAAAAGGTTATCCGCAAAACCTTGATGGAATCTATAGTCATGATCTTTAAACTCATCATAGATGGCTCCGTCTGGGTTGAATCCTCGACCGGCTTCGTAGTTGTCTGAACCCACTAGCTTAATAAACGAACCATTCTTAAATACGATACGCTTATCTGTCTCGTGGATTGAGTCGATGTACTTATCTTTGTTAGCTCCAAGGAAGTTCTGTAGTCGCCCGGGCTTCCAGATAATCTCGGAGGCTTGGTTGTAGTAAGGGGCTATGTAGTAGAACTGACCATTTGGTGTAGTCAGTGCCCATCGATATAAGACATAGATCGACATCTCGGTCTTGCCCCATTTACGACCACATCTTGTCATTACCCTACGTCTTCCTTCGTAGAATAGTGCGCGACCTACGGCCACTTGACCGGGGTGAGGCTGCCATACTGAATGAAGATCATGCAGTATGGTTGCAAGATACTGAGCGTCTTGGGTTATTGCCAAACTTCGGCTCCAGTAATCGGATGGTATCCTACGAAGATCTTTTCTTTAGTAGGTGGAGCTATCAAATCTTGTAGTTCTTTGATTGCTTCGAGTTTTTCTTCAGCAGGAGCGTCTAAGTTTTCTACGTCCTTAATAATGTCTTCAATCTTTTTAGCTTTTTTTGCCATAGTTAATCTCCTGTAGTGCATATTTGCGATTTAGCTGACAGTGCAGATGAGGCCCTGTGCCATGTGGTTTATAAACTATTAATTGAGGTGCGTTGCCCGAGACAGCTCCGTATTTGTTGTACTTCTTTCGGAAGTAAGCACAGAGTTCAGCGATAAGAGATTCAGGTAAATCTCGTACGCGCACATCCCAAGCTCTTCTTGTCCTGTGAGTATCAGATTGCCTTCCAAGCTCCTTGTCTTCTCGATGATCTGAGCAAGTTGCTGTAATGGTGAGTTCGATTCCATAAGTTTTCTGACTCCATTCGTCCATCTCAGTAGCTATCTTCTGCGCAAGTTCATGCATATCTGCAAATCTCGCAGCAATTACGTCATCTTTAAATTTCATAACAGTTCTTCTTCCTCTTTTATGTCCAACTCCGTATTAACATCGTTTATACGGACTTCAGTATACTCGGCATCTATAGCAAATGGGTCAGATGCTAAAGCCTTAACGGCTTCATCAGGCTTAAGAAGCTTAAACTGCTTAAGATCTATGCTGATATCTACCTTCTTATTGTTGTTTCCGTACTTATCTGGGTTGTCTGCCTTAGCTAAGAACTGCAGTTTATCAAACTTTAAGCGTTCAGAACCTACTTCGTCCTTGGCATAATCGAAATCCACAGTCTCAGCGATCTTAGATACCCAAAAGTCAGCTCTAATCTTACGAGCTTCCTCTACATCCTTGATAAAATCGCGGTCTTCTACCATTAACTTTATGTAAAGTGGCTTGGGGAAACTAAGAGTATTTAAAGCTACGTTCTCTGAGTACCCGTTTGTGATTAACTCAATGTATTTATTCTTGAGTTCTTTGAGGTCTACCGAGGACGCAGGTACAATCTGCGAGTTGCTCATTGGGTAATAATAGCATCCTAGGAAATGGTGTGACAAGAATATAATAGTTGATTAATTATGTAGGGTAATTTTAGAAAAAATTGGAAAAATTTTTATATGGGTCTATATAAACACAAACACATTGGGACGCGTTGAGGGGGGTAAAAATTTTTTAGCTTACCGCAGCAACTATACGCAGCAACTATATGCAGCAGACCATAGCAGCAGACTTATGCATTAGACATACGCAGCAACCGTACGCATTATGCCTTTCTGATTAATGTCTCGCGGTTATTCTGATAGTACTTTTGTGATGTGATATCTAGTGGAGAGTCGGGACAATAAAAGAGAACTAACGTCATGCGGATATTTCACATGAGATAGTGCTAGTACTTTAGGTTTCCCACCCCACGGAAACGCGTGTAAAAAAATCGTATGTCAAATAATTGTGAAACAATAACTTTATCTATTCCGCGCAGCTTTTAAAATATTTAATAACTATCTTCCCAATTAATCCCCAATCTAGCACTATTTTCTCTTTTGTGTTGACCTTTCATACTTTTCACATTAGATTAATACTATCTTTTCAATAACTGAAAAGAAAAACTGGAGAAATTTAAATGAATCAAGCAACTATCTCAACGGCTATCGTTCAACCCACTAAACCAGACTCTATTAATGACACTCAAGTCTTATTTAAGCTATCAATCCAAGTCATCGGCATTAAAAAAAGATGTCGCAAGTCCGAACGTCACTTTTTCCAACTAGGTCATATACCTTACAACGAAGGCAACTATGACCACGAAGCTATGAAGCAAAAAGCCCGTGACTTTCTTGATACTAACATGAAAGAGATCAATTCAATCGTTCGCCTATGCCTTGACCACGTAGTCATTAAGAACGAAGGCAACTTTACAGTGACTCAATGGGAACCATTCTCAAAGCTCAATAAGTCTTTTGACTTCTCACTTTAATCAATTAAGGAAAACCACACTATGAAAACTAAATTTAAAATGCTTCTCACTACTCAAAACGCTAAAACATCTAAAGGAGAAGATTTAGGATATCTTACGGGCATTCTCTATTTAATCCCGTCCGATAAGTCTAACCTAGTAAACGTCTGCAAGTTTGCCTCTAAAGGATGCAAGCAATCTTGTCTAGAATCTGCCGGACGTGGAAAGTTTAACAGCGTTAAAAAAGCAAGACTTGCTAAAACAGAACTATTTGCTACTAACCTTGAATATTTTATGCAATCGTTAGCTTATTCCATCCACAAAGTCATCAGACAAGCCAAGCGTAAAAACCTCACTCCCTGTATCCGTCTCAATGGTACTAGTGACATCTCTTATGAAACTATCAGAAATTCCAAGGGTCAAAACATTTTCGAGATGTTTCCAGATATTCAATTTTATGACTACACTCCTGATTTTACCCGTACCAATGCTTTTCTTGGCAAGTGGAAAAATTATCACTTAACCTTCTCACGTAAAGAGTCACGTGCTAACCACGTACAGGCTGAAAGATTGCTCTCTATGGGCGTAAATGTTGCCGCTGTCTATCTTGACTTAGACAAAGTACTCAAGACCAATGCCAAGGCTGTTAATGGTGACTTTCATGATCTTCGTTTCCTTAATCCTAACAATGGTTCAATCATTGCTTTGAAGGCTAAGGGTGACGCTAAAAAAGACCTATCGGGATTCGTTATTAGAAATTAATAGGAGAAAATTATGCTGTCATATTATTTAGGTAAATTGCACGTTAGCAAGTCAAACTATCAAGCGATTAAGTTTATTATGTCTAAGATGAAAAAAGATAGTAGAAAAAAATTCTATGCCTCTCCCATTGAGACTAGAAAAGCATTCTATCGTGAAGTCATAAGAATTCATGAAAACAATTTAAAAACATACGTTAGCGTTATGACAGGAAACTTTTAGGAGAAAACATATGATTAAAATTAAATCTTTCATGATCAATGGCACTGGATACACAATAACCATCGAAATCAATGGCGATACTATCAAGGCAAATACTTACTTCGATTATGACGGCTATGACAAAATAGACATCGATGGAAAGACTTATGAACTAGTTGGCCTATCTTACTTAAGAGAGGTATAAAATGGGATTTATCAATAGTGACGGTTCTTTGAATGCCCTCAAAGTAGCGAATCAAATTAAAATCACCGCTAAGGGCATAGATGACTCGATTTATTATTGCTTCGATGAGCTTGAAAACGAGAAACGATTGATAGCCTTGGAAGCCTATAACAATTTATTAACCTTGGCGAATGCCATTGAAAGGGAAGAAGATGAATTCTTTAATGAAGCTTAAAAAGATTGAACTAGTAGAATTATATGAGAATGAACAACAAAGAGCCGATGAACAATGCGACAGAGCAGAACGACTGCAGGATGAACTAGACGAAGTCGAAACATATGAGGATGAATTCCACGAGCTGCAGGAAATTAAAGATCTTTTAGATCTTATCAAAATTGCCAAGGAAAGGGACTATCTCGGAGTAGCTACCGCGCGCGAGGACTTCGACAAAGCATTCGATAAACTAATGGACTATGCAAACTAATAGGAGAAAATTTTATGATCAAAACATTTACCGACAAAATCACCCAAAAAGTCATTACCTATAAAGACACGAGTCTTTTCACAATTGAAACGCGATCAAAGTATAACTCGCGCGTAGTGAAAAAAGTTTTCCAGTCCTCTGATATTCAGCAAGCTTTAGACGAATTTTATGATTTAGTAGTCGCCTCAGGACATTACAAATATTTCTATATGAGACCACTAGACAAGTCCGAGAGTGAAACTCTTATCTTGCGCATGAAAGGCTATTCCTCTCAAGTAGCAGTAGAAAACATGGTATTAAAAGAAAAGAGACCTAAAGGCAAAATGAGTACTGTAAGCATAGCGAACCTGACCAATTGTCCGGCAAGCTTGGCAAATAAACTATCGAGTGAAGATTTTGATCAATACCCTGTGAGTATCTCGCGCTGGACTACTTCGAAGATAGTTTACTCATTGCTCGCGTACGCGATGTCATTACCTCAGGAAGAAAAATTAAAGCTCTTGCGCGAGGCAGATAAACAGCTATTGATTCACAAAGAATTATCTGGATTTTCTATAGAAGAAGAAAGTCTGATCAAAGTGGATTTAGTCACGAGGGATGATCTTTTATAAAAAATGCCAAGAGACACACACTATTAGTCCCTTGGCATAATTATCCGACAGGGAAACTGGAGATAACCTTGAAGGATCTTTACAATTTAAATCAAAGCTTTTAACCTGTAAATCTTTAACTGGAGAAAATAATGGAATATGACGAATTAAAACGAAAGCTTTTCCCCGATTTGTTTCAGATACTCTTTGATGAGTTTCACGTGCAGATATCTCCTGCAGGTGCGATCAAGATAAACTCTGAAAAGATTGATCATAAAAACTTTACAAATTGGTATTTAGCACTTTGCAAGGAAGATAAACTTCGTAAGTTTGCCGAGCTGTTGACTGTGTCGCCCACGGCAAATGTCTTTTTTGAAGACTTTAGACGCGGATTGAAGTTTCATCAGTCAGAAAAGAAAAAATCTAACATGCGCGGACTTGATGTCGTGAAGGACTTTATTTACTCTGATCTCATCCCTTTTATTTCTATCGAAAACGCGAAGCTTATGATGTTCTATAATAAGAATACTGGCGAGATCCTGCCTCTGGATTATCAGACTTATGAACGCACTGAAGACAAAGATCACAGGACTCCGCTAGTACGCGCGATCATCAAGTTTAATCCTTACAGGCCTGAGACAATTTATGTATCGGAGAGTGATTATGGAAAAGAATGTACTCATATCAACACATTTAAGAGACCTGAATGGCAATTACCGCGAGAATTATTATTGGAAGAAAGAAAAGAGTACTGTAAACTTCCCACTGTTATTGACTCTTTTATGCGTCATTTATTTCCTGACGACAATTGCCGCGACTATGTTTATGATTGGCTTCATTACGCACTAGCAAAGAGATGTGAAACTTATCTCGTGCTGAATGGCGCGAAGGGTATTGGTAAAGGTATCTTCACTGACCATTTATGCCGCTCCCTTCTTGGCAAAGAAAACTTTGTTATTGCTCCCCCAGGTGCGCTTGAATCAAACTTCAATGCTATTTTAAAAGATAAGCGCATGATCGCATTCGATGAGTTTCGTATCGATGACGAGGACAAAATCAATAAGCTAAAACGATACATAAACAGAGACCAAACGATCGAACATAAGGGCGTGGACATTGGTAAGACAATTGAGACATTTAACAGTTTTATTATATCTTCTAATTCTCTCTCTGATATGCGCATTGCTTGGGACGATAGACGTTTCTCGGTTGTAGACATCTGCCAAACAAAGCTAAACGAAGTATGGTCAAAAGAGCAGATTGAAAACTTAATCGAAGAGCTTGAACCTACGTCTAAGACTATGCAGGAATTTGGCTATTGGCTTCTCTATCGTTCAGCTCGTGAGAATGAGTTCGCAGTATTTAAGGGCAAGCATTTCTATAAACTTTGCTATAGCTCACTCCCAGAGTGGTCTCGTGTTGTTATTGACGAGATCCTTGGGGCGAAGTCTGACAGCGTAGACGATGCTCAATTGAAACTAGCATACAAAGAGTCTAATCCTATGGGTAAGTTTCCTAATCCACATAAGGTTGAAGACTTTTTGAAGAACTACAAGCACGAAGGAAAGTATTATCTCGGAGAATTTAAGCGTGACAATCGGTCATGGTATATCCAAGTAGACAGGCACTTTTATAAATCCGCAGATAATACAGGTATCGAGTGGGAGGATTTATTTTAATGAAAATTCATCACATGTTTCCACTTATGGAAGTGCCTTTTGATGCCTATTGTTTGCTTCTGGATTCATACTCTAAGCAACTAGAGCAGTTTGTCCCTAGCACGCTAGAGGAGGATCTTAAATCTGGCAAATTAAACGCTATGGTTTACTGGTATCCTCGACTAGTCTTGAAGCTTTATAATTTTGCTTACGAAGGATTAGACTTTAGAGGATATTTAGACGTACTAAATCCGCAAAATGTCTACCTATTCGAAGAAATATTTAAAGAAACTGTAAAAAAACTTGATAACCTAAGAGAAAAAAGATTCAATAATAATCACCTCGATGAAATTCAGGTAAAAAACGGAAAACTAATTTAAAACTGGAGAGAAAAATGAAATCAGCAATCTTACTCGTAGTAATGGTAATCGTATTTTCGTCATGCGGAAGAAACTCTGATACTTGCAGAAATCGTGAGACAATGAGATTAGAATGCAGAGCTGTGAACCAGCCTACGTATGGCTATTCTTATTCTCAGCGTATGTGCGACGAATCTTATTCAGCAGATCGTTGTTATTAATGAAAGCTCTGATATTAAATGCTATCGTAATGGCTTTTTGTGCTAGATTTTTCTACGTCCAAGGTCTCAAGGACGCAGATTTTGACAGACAAAGAGCCAATACTAAACTTCAGGAATGCATTGAAATAGTGAGGGATAAATGAACTGCAATACAGACCCACTACAAGTCAAAGTCCTAGGATCTTATTTGGGCGTGGATAAAGACTATGAGAATGGCACGCTTGTATCTGTTCGTGCGCTGATGAATCAAGCTTTACAGTTTTCTGTATTGCTTGAATCTGGTGCTTTGTATACAGGCATTCCAATCAATATGATCTGCTCTCCTGAAGATGATTGTCTGCTAGATCTGGCAGAAGCTCAAATGTATGACAACATAGGCGATAAGATCCAAGTAATTACTTTCGATTTACTGAGGTACATGAAGTGTACTGTGAAAACTGATTATGATAATGTAATCGAAGGCAAATACTTATTTACTATCGACTTTGTTGGAGGTGGGTTGTCCCGTCATCCTGTGCAGTGGAAACAATTTCATTGTGTTTCTACGTCCAAGGGTTGGATGGTCTACCCTCAATACAGACTAAAGTTTACAGACGAAGCACTTTGTCCTGATTTTAAAGAAATTACTAAATATAAATTTAACGAAAAAATTCACTTGTCTGAATACTAGAGGATACAATGAGATTTAAAAATAACATAATAGACTCCAAAGTTAACGAAGCGGTAAAGATTGCCAATAATCTTTTGAATACTGGATCTGCTTTAATCGAGCACATTAGTAAAAAAGATGACTTTCAGTATAATTCCGGGAACGGCATTCAGATAGCCATAAATCTAATTAAGGTTAGAGAGCCGATAAATGTCTACATTTATAAACCATTCTACCCATTTTCTAAAGCCATTGGCTATTATGATGGAGAAGCTATCTGGATCAATGCTAGAAAAATGCAAGTTCTTGATATTTCTAATTTAGTTGGATTGTTGCTGCATGAATATGCCCACTATTGCGGCTATAAACATGGGAACAATTATAAAAGTAAAGAAAAATGTCTCTACAGTGTACCCTACTATTTGTCGGAAAATATAAAACTTTGGAATTAAGGCGGGTGAATACCATGGCTAAAAAGAAAAAAGGTGGCAAAGGTAAAGGCTGTAAGTAATTTTAAACGCCAGATACGTGCAATGCTGGCAACATTAACCCGTGGTTTTTGTGTGTAATTCTCATTGCGTATCGTGGGAATTTTTTAAGGGAATTATGAATCAATACATGATGAAACACTTAATACAAAATAGAACTTCTGATAGATTCAGAGGGTTTTCATATAGAAAAACTCTGGTAAATTCTAATAGGACTAGAGGATACTCTAAAGTCATTGCATGGGACATCTATTATCAAGATGTTAAATTGACGACACTTGATACACTCAAAGAAGTAAAATATTACATTGAATCTAAAACGAGAACATTATGAACGATAAAGACAAAGAAGCGTTTGAAAAGTGGTTTCTAAGTTTAGATAACTCTTACCTTAATAGAGTAATAAAGCTTAATCGTGGTGCTAGTTATGAAGTATGGCAAGTCGCTTGTGAGTACATTAGAAACAAGTCTAACCCATTAGACGCTTTAAGTTTGTACGAAAAACTTGAAAGAGAAAGAGATGAAAACAAAAAGCTACGTGAGGCCTTAGAAAAAGCTTATGAGGACTTTACAAAGCAGGGATTTCATAAGCAAGCATCAAGAGTTTTATTAGCTTTAAACATTACCACAGGTATAGAAGCACTAAAAGAAGTGGAGGATAAATGATTTTGATAATTAAGTTCGAAGATCTTCCACCCATGCCGAGAAATAGATCTCATATGCTCACAGTATCTAAAGGCAGACCGATGAATATCAAGACTCCATTGTGTCGTGAGTTCGAAAAGGATGTGAGTTCTAGGATGAATGAGTTCAAAGCTCAAGCTCTTAAGCTTAAGGAATCTTTTGACCCTAAGAAGAATTATATTTCTGCCGAGTATTATGTCTTTACACCAAAGGATCAATTGTTTACTTTGGAGTCAAAGATATCTTCCAAGGCAGTCGATCTTGATGCACACAAAACACTACAAGATACTATCTTTAAGTATATTGGTTTGGACGATAAGTTAGTTAGAGAAGTTCGATATTTCAGTCCCGTCTCACACAACGGGAAATGGAATTTCGTGATTATTTATAAACTGGAGAACATATGCAATCTAATAAATACGTCTACCTCGATTCAGAGTTTAACGCCACTAATGAACGACGACTCAATGTCATCTGTTTTGCTTTAGTAACAAATGTAGAAAAACAGGTATTTTGGCTTAAAGATGAATCTGATTTAGAATTGTTTAAAAGCGTAATTACCGATTATTTGATACATAACTACACTTTTGTATCATTTAATGTGGAATCAGAAGCTTCGGCTCTGTTGTCTCTTGGCATTGACCCTCTCAAAGCTAAGTGGATCGATCTTTATCTTGAGTACGTTATGCTCTCGAACCATAACAATGATGTGTCTAAGGGCAATCAGTATGTACGTGGATCGGTAAAGCGTATTAATAGCTTCTCTGGCGATAAAGGGCCCAAGAATTTATCCGCAGCTCTCTACAAGCTTTGCAACATCAAGATCGACTCTGACCATAAGAACAAGATGAGAGATCTCATCATCTCAAATCCTCCGAGCTTCTCTGACGAAGAAAAGACAGCTATCATGGACTACTGCTTAAGCGATACAGTACACCTTCCTAGTTTACTTTCGGCAGTTAAGCAGAAATACAAGCAAACTCTCCCAAGCAATCATCTGAAAACATTAGGTAGTGAGGTGCATTGGAGAGCTGAGTACGCTATTCGTACCGCTATGATGGTTCGTCACGGATACCCTATAAATACGCAGTGGACTAAGAATTTAACGGACAACATCCCTGTAGTTATGAGGGAATTAATCGAGGATATCAATGCACAATTCCCTGAGATCAATCCATTCAAGTTCAACAAATCAACAGCCAAGTATTCACTCGATACTAAAGCGGTCAGGTCATGGATCGAGACATCTGGAAACAAGGGATGGGAAAAGACTGAAACAGGACTCCTCTCCCTTGCCCTCGATTCATTCAAAAAGTTCTATAACTATAGTCATGACTATCCTACTGGTAATTTTGGCGCACAAATGGTTCGATACTTCAACATGGCACAACAGCTCAAAGGGTTTACGGATCCTTCTGGTTCTAAGTCTAATACTTTTTGGGATTATGTTGGATCTGATGGAATGGTACGTCCTTACATGAATATCTATGGGGCACAAAGCTCCAGGTCTCAGCCAAGCTCAACGTCCTTCTTGTTTCTTAAGACTGGATGGATGCGGTCGTTATGTATAGCACCCAAGGGATACGCAGTGGGTGCAATCGATTACAGCTCTCAGGAGTTCTTGCTTGGTGGACTAGAGGCAGATGACCAGAAGATGATCGATGCCTATGCTTCAGGGGATGTGTATCTTGCCTATGGTAAAGAGATTGGCGTTATACCTAAGGAAGGTACAAAAGCTTCTCATGGCAAGCAAAGAGATGCGCAGAAGCCAGTTATCCTTGGTTGGCAATATTGGTCTACAGGATTTGGTCTATCGATCACATTGAATGAGCAGCTAGGTAGACTAGAGTATACTCCAGACTCGGCTCAATTGTTATTGGATAAGCTCGACTCTGTTTATAGTAAGTTTGCTGAGTTCAGAAATCGTACAATCGAAGAATACAAAGTGAGGAAGTATGTTAGACTACGTGATGGTTTCTATATGCATGGGAACAATCCTAATCCTCGATCTGTTGGTAATATGCCCGTCCAAGGTATGGGTGCGGCAATAATGCGAAAAGCAGTCCAACTTGCTCAAGACGCAGGATTGAATGTTATCTTTACTCTGCATGATGCTCTATACATTATGTTTGATTCTAATGACTTAGGTACTATGGATACTCTGAGAAGATGCATGAAGGAAGCCTTTGTGTTTTACTATGAAGGAGAGCTTAAGGAAAAAGCTGCCATGATTAGAATGGATGGAAAAGCATGGAGTTTAGACTTCGAAGATGGCGAAATTTCTACGAAAGACAATTTTAAAATAGAAGTGCAGAAAATTTTCGTTGATAAACGATCTAAGAAACAATACGATAGTTTCAGCAAGTATTTCACAACCGAATTAAATCTAAATTTGCTATGATGTAGGCCAGAACAAAGTAGCACCAATATTAATACTGGCAAAGAAAGGAAAAGTTTATGTCTTACAATTTCAAAACAGTTATGGGTTCAACGTCTTATCGTCCTTGGAAAAATTGGGAAGAGTCTGATTACCTTGTTGGCAAGTATGTATCTCAAACTGAGGACAACTATGGTAAACCAAACTACAAAGTAGAAGTTATCGAAGCTGGTTTCTCTACTGGCGAAGCTCCTAAAGCTGGAACTATGTTTACTTTTAATTCTTCTGGATCTTTGAACAAAGCTATGGACGAAGTACAAGAAGGTGACATCATCAAAGTTATCTATAAAGGCGAAGATACAATCTCTAAAGGCAAGTATAAAGGCAAAGCGTTTCACTCTATGGAAGTTCTTGTAGCTCCAAAAGATAATACTAAAGCTGCTGTAACAACTACTGAAGAAGATCTTTTTTAATATGACTACACCAAATTCTAATAATTCTAGTCAAGGTACGGGAGTAAAACTCTCGTACTCTTCCATGAAAACTCTACAATCATGTGAGCAAAAGTATTCTCACTATAAGATTTCTAATACGCCAAAAGATCCAGACTATGAAGAGTCGGATGCACTTGGTCTAGGTAAAGCATTCCACTCTGTTCTTGAGCGTACTTTACATCAGGACTACAATGACATCTTGATTATGGAAGCTATGACTGAGCATAATGTAGATCCTTCTGAGAAAGAACTACTTACAGTTATGCTTAAGAAGTACGTGGAGTACAGAAAGAAGTCGGGCATCAAAATAGTGAAGTGCGAGCTTCCTATTGCGACAGCTCACTACACTGGGTTCATTGACTACATCGCTATCCAAGGTAACAAGTGGTACATTGGCGATTTAAAAACAGCAGGAAGACATGATGAAAATATTTTATCTCAATTGCCTCTTGACCCTCAACTTAATCTGTATGCACATTTTGCTGAGGATCTATACATTGCCGTACCTTCCCTTGCAGATAAACAATTTGCTGGGTGTCTTTATACACAGACTATCAAATCAAAGGCTCAAACTAGCAATGGTCTGGATAAAGGTGTCAAAGTAATCGAGATGGTCGTTCCTGTTGAATCAATGAATCCGGCTCTTATCTGGTCATTGTTCAATGAGGTACATGATCGTGCATTGGAACTACATAAAGGCGAAGCACCTAAGAAGAATTTATCTTCTTGCTTCAGCTTCTTTAGTCCATGCCCTTATTTTTCTCAGTGCCATGGGAAAACCTTTACAGAAAACAGCAACAAAGTTAAAGTAAACACAATCGAAACATTTAATGAACTGGAGAACCTATTATGAAAATTGAAACTATTACTGTTATGGAACGTAAAAATCTTGGCAATTATGAGCATATTGAAATCTCAGCTT